ACGAGTTGACCGTGGATGAATTGGTAAAGATTCTCCAAAAGGACACATTCACCAAGATGCAAGCCGAACGAATTGTCCGGACCGAGGTGGGACGGGCGGCCAACACTGGAGTGGCGGTTGCCTCTGAATCATTTGGGTTTGTTATGGTCAAGGAATGGTTTGCATTTCGCGATCTGCGAACAAGGGGACGGAAGCCAAAGGACAAAAAGGACCATTTCCACATGGATGGCCAAGTGGTTGATTTTGTGGACGATTTCAGGGACCCCCGGAGTGGTGAACGCATAGCCTACCCACTGGCTCCCAGTGGTTCAGCCGCAATGGTAATCAACTGCCGTTGCACTTGGGCAGCCACACCAAAGAGGGACGCAAATGGTCGATTGATACGCAAGAATATGGGGACCTATAAAATAAAGGGGTGACCAGCCGCCTATGGGCAATACCGAAACATGATAAAAACCGGGGTCTGGCCCCCTACCTTTTAAAAAGACGAAATGAAAACATATTTTGAACAAAAACTTATCTCGGACTCGGTCCGGGATGTATCGGAGAATGACCGCCGTGTAAAAGTGGCCATCTCCAAAATGGGCAACATTGACCATGACGGGGATGTCATTGATCAAGGAGCCTACACCAAAACAATCACTGAACGTGGACCAAAAGGGGCCAATTTGATTTGGCACTTGACTGACCACAATCCTTCACTGAAATCAGCGGTTGGCAAGTTTTCCGACATCTACACCGATGGTGACTATCTTGTGGGAATTACAACAATCCCCAACACAACTTGGGGCAATGATGTTCTTGAGTTTTACAAATCGGGTCACATCAACCAGCACTCAATTGGATTTCGTACAATTAAGGCCGAGGCCGTAAAAGGGGCACAACCTTACAACCTGATCAAAGAGGTTTTTCTGTACGAAGGTTCGGCCGTTTTGTGGGGTGCTAACTCACAAACCCCAACCTTGACAGTTGGTAAGTCCATCACAAAAGACGAAGCGACTGCCGAGCATGAGCGTTTGAGCAAAGAACTGGGTCTTTTGATGAAATCCCTGAAGGACGGACGGTTCACCGATGACGCTTTTGAGTTCATCGAAATCCGGACTGCCCAAATACATGAGGCAATAAAAACCCTATTGAATACCGAGGTCACTCAACCCGTTGTGGAAACAGTTGAGCCGAAAGTCGATTTGACTGGGTTGTCAAGCAATATAAACAATTTACTAAAACAATTAAATTCCTAAAAATGGAAGAATTGAAAAACATTGAACTTTCGGTTAAAACTGCAACCGAAGGTATCGCAAACATGAAGGCCGCTAACGAAGCCGCCATCAACGAGGTGAAAGGCCAAGTTGCCGAGGTAAAATCTGCCATCGTAACTATGGACGAAGCCGCAAAGGCCAATCAAAAGGCTCTGGACGAACTCATTGCTGCTAAAAATGCAAAGAAAATCGAAGCCGCTAACCGCAAGACCTTCGGAGATTCTTTCTCTGAAACAATGGCCGAGGCTTTCGAAAGCAACCAAGCCGAGTTCAAGAACTTCGCTAAAGATCGCAACGCCAAACTGGTTTTGGATCTGAAAGCCGTTGGTTCAATGACTTTGACTGACAACCTCACTGGTGACGGTCAGGCAACCTACAACACCCGTCAGGGATTGGTTCCAAGTCAGAAAATCAACTTCCGCGACCTGATCTCTACCGTTCAATCTCCGACTGGTCTTTATGTGACCTATCGCGAAACTGGTGGTGAAGGTGCTTTGGCGGTTCAAACTGAAGGTGCAGTAAAAGGACAGATTGACTACGATCTGACCGAGGTGAAGGTAGTTTCTGACTACATCGCTGGTTTTGCTCGTTTCAGCAAGCAAATGATGACCCAACTTCCTTTCTTGCAATCATCTTTGCAACGTATGTTGCTCCGTGATTTCTACAAGAAGGAGAACGCTCAGTTTTTCTCTGTTGTATCTGGTGCAGCTACTGGTAGCACTACTACCTCTGCAACTGTTGACGCAGAGCAACTGGTTGACTGGATCGCTAACCAACTGAATGCGAATTTCAATTCGTCTTTCGTTTTGGTTAACTATTCACAGTGGGCTCGCCTTCTGAAAACCAAGCCATCTGACTACTCTGTACCCGGTGGTGTTATCATTGATCCTTCTGGAAACATCCGTATCTGCGGTGTGCCCGTTATCGGTGCATCTTGGGTAACTGATGACAAGGCTCTGATCATTGATAGCGACTATCTGGAGCGTGTTGAAACAGAAAGCCTCCGCGTTGAGTTCAGCTACGAAGATAGCGACAACTTCCAGCGTAACTTGGTTACCGCTCGCGTTGAGTGCTTCGAGGATATCAATGTGATGCGTACCGATGCTCTGATCTATGCAGATTTCGGTAACGTATCCTAAATTTGTGCTGTTTGTTTGATGTGGTGATCAACAAAGGGGGTCGGGGTGACTCGGCCCCCTTCTTAAAAAAATCGGATGTATTACAATTTGTTAATTGATTGGGAAGACCTGACGGAAGAGTCCGGAATTGAAGAACCTTTGACGGTTCAAGAAGTGAAGGACTATTTGCGTTTGGAGGGGTTTATTGACAACTACGAATCGGTGTCATCTGAATTTGACGATGATGATGCGTTGATTGAGGATTTGATTCGTGGGACCCGTGAAGCCATGGAGGAATATACCGGGCTTTCATTCATTCCAAAGACATGGCAAATTGAGTTTGATAACTATGCCGGGAACTTTGAGATTCCTTTCGGGCCAGTTATTGACATTCTCGAATTACACCCACAAGGTGAGTCGCTTGCAACCGATGAATTGGAGTACACCACCAGTTCTAACAAACGCATTTTGAAGACCCCTGAATATGGTAATTTGGTCATGCTTTATGAGGCTGGTTATGTAACATTACCCAAGCGATTAAAGGACGCAATGCTCAAAGAGATTGCCTACCGATATGAAAACCGGGGGGATGTTAATGTTGACGGAATAAGCAAGGAAGCGACAATTCTCGCATCAACCTACAAAACAACAATGACTTGGCTGGGATAGGCACATACAAACCAATCAAGATTTTCAAGATATCCAACGTTCAGGATGAGAATGGGGATATGCTTGAGGACACTGAACTACTTTTCACGCTATGGGCCGAGGTCGAAAGCGTTGGGGGTGGTTCTACTTTGCAAAATGGCAAAACCAATTTGCAAGACACAAAACGATTTAAAGTGAGATTTCGCCCTGACATGGTCCTGACTACCGAATGGATCATTCAGTATTTTGGCAAGGTCTATGAAATATCCAACATTGAGCGCATCAATGAAAAGCGTTTCAATGTGTTAATCACTGCAACTGGAACCTATAACACACTGACAACCAATAACACGGTTTTCCCTGACGGGACACCCGGAGGCGGTGGGAATGGTGGCACTTCTGCGGATTTCCCTGGTTTGACTTATGGTGATGGAGTGGCAGCGGTTCCGAGTGGGACATATTCAAGATTCCAATTGAATAGTTCCCTTTATTTTCAAATCATTTGCAGCCACACCTATATTTTGAGGTGGCCGAATGCGGTTGATTTGCAATATCCGAGGAGTAATTTGACGGCCAGTGTTTACGACTTTAATGTTTTTGGGGCATCAAATATGGACTTTTATTTCACCCCAAATGTTGACCGATTCAACTTTTTAATGAACGGTGGACAAATTGCAACGGCTCCGGATAACCTACCCAGCACAATCACTGACTTGAGCATTGTGGGTGGTTTGACCACATCGTTTGTGGTCCCGGCAAGTGTCAACAAATTGCAATTGGCCTTCAATAATTTAGACCTAAACGCTGCGGACGAAATCATGCAGCATTTGGTTGATAATAATGTAAGCAACGGAACGCTTGCAATCCGAGCCCAAACGGGTGGATTGTTGAACATCATGAGTTTGGCTAACTATACCACACTGACCTCACGAAATTGGCAAATCACTTGATTCAAGTAAACACCATAGGACTGGACCAATTTAAGGCACAAATTGAGTCGGCCAAAAAGTCGATTCAATATGAGGTGTCTGGTGAACTTGAGGCATCTGCTATGGAGTTTGTGGCATTGGCAAAGCGGTCGGCATCAAACAATGGTGGCGATCGTGGGACACTTCAACAATCCATTGACTACCGCAAAACGGATGACTTCAATTATGAGGTCTTCGTGGGGACATTTTACGCCCCATTCATTGAGTTTGGGACTAAAAGCAAGGCGGTTGTTCCGGCTGGTTTAGAGGACGTTGCGAGCCAATTTAAGGGCCTAAAAGGGACTGGGTCATTGTCACTCATTGAAGCCATTAAGGGGTGGGTAATTCGCAAGCAAATAGCTACCAAAGAAAAGGCCGATGGGGTTGCCTTTTTAATTGCCCGGTCAATTTATCGAAATGGTATTTCGCCAAAGCCGTTTTTCTACAAA